ATCTACATTATAAATTAAATAACGATCATCAAGCGGGTCAACAACAATTGTGCCCATAATCTCTGTATCCATATATGGATTTTGTAATGCAACTTGTGAAATACCTCCACGGTATGCACCATACATGTTTAAAATAGATGTCCAATATAAATCAGTGTCTGGATTAACTGGTTTGTCTAATGAGAAATTAGAAGGCTGATCTGGTTGATCTTGTGGTAATAACTGTAATGAATTGCCTATAAACAACACTTGATATCCGTATGGAGATATTTTTTGTCTTGTACCTAATAACAAGTCATCATCTTGCATATCTTGCTGAGTCTTACCCTCAAAGATAGAAGTAATAATCTTGTTAATAACACCATACTTTTTAAGTTTAGCAGATGTAGTTAACCACATGGGTAAATAGAACTTCCATGACAAAACATCGATTGGGTTGCCTGTTCCTTGTGGTATAGTACGAGATGAGAATGTTAATCCGTCCTGATAAACAACTGTTAATGATGTCCAATCAATAAAGTTATCAGTGTTTTGAATTTCTAATGATGGATTGAATAATGTACCTAACTGTTCAATTAATTCTAATTTTTGTTGATAGTTAGTTGTCCAAAAATCTACTTGTAGTCTAAGTGTATACGGAACTGGCATCAATTTTTCAACAGTAAATGCTTGACCCTGTGTCTCGCCGTAAGAGGCTGTAGTTGGATTATAATCTCTTTGACGTACATTCTGTTTCTCTACAAAGTAAGGCTCTTGTGTACGTTTTTGATCATATTCTAATCCATTAATAAAATAAGTTATCAGCGGTGCTGACGGTAGATTACTTGCAGAGTTATTTGCTATAATTGTTGATGCTTGTCTACTTGCATCTCCATATTGAATAGGTACTCTAACAAGTATAGGATTGCCGTTAGGATCAGTTCCTGCTGTTACATACCAATTACTAAAAATCTTAGCAAACTGTAATAAAAATCTTCTTATTTGATTGTCGTAAAAATATTGTGCCATTAGGTTCCGTCACTTGGTGGATTGTTATCAGGTGCTATGTCTAATATACCACTTAGACCTTGTGCAGATGATATGTTTGCTCCATCGTTGTTACTAAATATATTCGCATCGTTATTTATGAAGCCTGAAAGTTGCGATGTATCTTCTGAAGTATATCCAGTTGTTGTTCTTACATCTTCACTCACTCTCAACCAAAGAGTACCTGACCAACGATATAAAACATTAGGTGTATAATCTATACGCAAGAAATAATCTCCTACTTGTGGACTCGCCGGGAACGAAATACCTGCGCCTGCGGGTAAACCGTTTGGTGGAGTACCTTCACCAGTTAAATAGCCTGATGTATAACCAAAGTCACGTGGAGTATATCTTGCTATGTATTGAAAACGAGGATCACAGTCAGCACGATAGTCCATTGTATTCGGACCATAAGGTTCCGTACCTGTGAACCCTGCCGCTGTCGGATCTTGGTCTGCTGTTGCATAAGTGTTATCAGCAGTACCATACGGACCTGTTACGGGTCCTGAAATATTAACTGTTAGAAGTTTTGTTCCTTCCATCTGCCCTGAGCCTGTTGATGACATTTCAGGTGCTTCAACTGCAATCGATAAGTTTGCTTGTACAAACTTTTCTATCATTGCTTCTAAGTCTATACCTGCTTCTCCATGTTTGGCTTGCATCACATCAATAACTTCTTTAGGTATTCTGATGCCTGATGATTCATACTTATACTTGTCACTTTTCATTGTAATGACTTCACCAGTTGCACTAAGAGGATTGTTTCCTGGCATCCATGATCGAACATCGACTGGTGGAGCGGGCTGATTTTCTTTGTTTGAAAATACATTGTTTGCTTCATAGATACCATATCCTGGCACAACATATAAGTTCGATGTATCATAACCTGCTTTCGGTACAATACGTGCCGCTTCTTTTAAGTTAGCATCATTGATTCTAATGTTTTCATTGTATCGACCTAATACATCTTTAAGAGTTTTGCCTGTATCAAGTTCCCAATACGGATCTGGATCAGTGTCTCCGGGTTTTGTTCCTGCCGGCACTTCTTGTAATGCGATATAGTTTTTATCACCAAATGTCATTGTATACCCTGCAGGGTATGTTTTACTCTTATCCCAATCACCTAAGTAATTGTCTTTATTAGTTGGTTGACGTAAGATATCCTGAAACTCTTGGCTATCTACTAACTTCTCACATTTGATACGCCATAGATGAGGATACCATGTTTGTGAAAAACCCTCACTGCCATAGTTAGCATCCGTGATTTGATAAAATCTTTTTAATGCTACTGGAAATTCTGTAGCATCATCGTTTAATGGATTGTAATCTAGTAAGTGAGGTAGTTCAATAACATCACCTACCATTAACTTTCTGCCTATAATATCGATCATGTCATTATAATGAACATTGATAAAAATAGTGTCATTACTTAAGAATAAACCAAATTGACTAAGATCAAAGTCTAAGTTTTGTACGTTATAATGGCCCCGTAATCGATAAATATCCTTTTCATATTTTCGATCTCTGTTCTCTAAGAACAGCAAATCTTGTATGTTTGTCGGGTCCATTTGACTGTATTGAGGTTGTGTAAAGTCATTAGATGGTCCTTGGTCTAAGGGTCCTGCATACTTATGAACATAGAGATCAGTACCACCAACGGTCATTTGTTCAGAAATACTTCTGTCTAAAAAACGATAGTCGTTTTGCTTCTGTTCTCGGTATAAACTTAATCTTGGCATATATATATTTATCTCAATACAATGAGACGAAGAATTTGGGTAAATAAAAGGTTGAATCAAAAAATTATTTAATGTATAATGCGAACACTAAGTATGAACATTAAAATTTAAAAGGGATCAAATGGCTAGACGAAAGCAAAAAACAGTTTATCTGACACCTGAACCAAACTGGGAAAAATATAAGGATCTCGTAACCGAAGAAGAACGCATTAAAGCATTCCAAGATTGTCAATATTTTATTCGTACTGAAATTGGTGACAAAAAACGATTGCTACAGTGCAAAACTTGGTTGAAAAAAGATTCGGGTTACACTAATGAAGAAGTAGAAATCATTCTCAGAAATCCAGACTGGAACTTTAATTCTACCGGAACAACAATATTTTTCTTAAGCAAAGTTGGGTATGCACCTCAAGGTCATTGGGATCATATTGGAAAACTCAAAGAAGAATGGCTCGAAAAAGGTGAAAAAATTGCTAAAGTCAAAGAAGAAAAAGCAAAAGACAAACCTAATCGTCCTTCTATACAAGAAGTCATGCTTGGTAAATTAATGGAAGCAGGTGGAGAGATCGATGGTATTATGGATCAACTGTTTGAAGATAAGATAAAGGTTGATGTTAAATTTAATACAGCAATCATGCGAGTATTAAACACATATAATCCTTTACCCAATCATATTCCTAAATTAGTTGAAAGTTATACAAAAGAACAAAAAGAATTCAAAGAAGTTATTGAAGGTAAAGATGAACAGTTAGTTGAAGCATACAACCATTTAACTAAAAGAAAACTTAAAAGTATCATAAATGCATATGATACTATGATCGGCGTATTAAATTCATATCAGGCTCTTAAGATTAAGAACAGGGCTAAACGTAAAACTAAGACAATTACTCCTGAGAAAGCAACACAGAAGTTGAAGTATCAAAAGAGTTTTGAATGTGAAACAACTAAACTAAAACTAGAAAGTATCAGACCAGCAGAATTGCATATGTCTAAAGAAGCATGGTGCTATGATACTGCTAAAAGAAAACTTCATCACTATGTCGCAGAAGATATGGCAGGAGAAATGTTCGTCAAGGGTAATACATTGTATGGATTTGACAAGTCTAAAAGTGCAATTAAAACATTACGTAAACCCAAAGAACAAATTAAAGAGATTATGGGCAGTAAGCCCGCGGCACGCAAATTCTTTGATGATATCAAAGCAGTAGGTGTTCAACCCAAAGGTCGATTCAACGATCAAATGATTATTTTAAAGGCATTTTAATACATGGCAAATTATATGTTAATTGCGGGGTGTAGTCACGCCGCAGGTTCAGAAATAGACGGAAACTTATCAAGCCCGGCAAATCGTCAAGCAAGTTTCGGTAATCAATTAGCAAAAATGATGGATCATACTCCTATCAATATTGCAAGAAATGGTTCATCTAATGGTGCAATACATCGTAGTGTACTAAATTGGTTTACACTTAACCAAGATTTACTGTCAAATAAAGCAAACAATCTTTTTGTTTTGGTCAACTGGG